TACACGTTTTCGCCATGCATCCAGACCAGATTTGTCTTGCATGCCTAGAACTGTAGTGACTGATGGGAGAACCGCTCCTGTTGGAGTGGTATAGAGACGACCTTTTTCTGATAGATCCGCAGATAGTTCTTCGAGCAAAAGACCGTGATTGACATGGTTAAACATAAGTATTCCTCTGTATTAGAGAACAGCATACTACATGGCTACTAGAATGTCAAGTCTTTTTTCAGCCTATACTGACGTTAGCTGAGCCGGTTGTGATGAATCCCAAGTCAGCGGGATCGCCCACTCGATTTGCTGAAAATCCGCCTAGGAATACTTTGAGTGATCCAGCACCCGTAACAGCTGAATGAGGCACACATGACCCACCAACTAGAATGGTGTGAGGGGCTATTACATCACCAGTTACGGCTGCCATCTGGCTGTTGATAAAGACCTTTACAGCCTTTGCCGCTATGATGGACGACGTAAGGTCACAGGCATGTCCCGTTGTGATTTCGTCAAGATTCCGTGCTGCGAATGGCATAGGACTATCGTACTAGGGTTGAGCCAGAGTTCTCTGCCAAGAATGCGTCTGTCTCTGCTTGAGTGAGTTGCTTACCGACCCTTGTCCCGTCTGCAAGTTGAAACACTCTAATTCTCTTTTGTTCTGGCATGTTATCCTCTTAGCATCTGCTTGCGTTCTAGCTTACGTTGTTGGGTATCAGAGAAATGTCGATCTTCTCCTATTTGACCCAAACTTTCAGGGCGTATCTCAAGAAGAAGGCTTTCGCCCTCTTCCCCGAGATTGCGATTACCGTCACCGTTAAGTTCGGTCATATCTTTAAGATTTTCTTTATAGTCTCTCATATAGCTATTTATAGTCCTTGTCTATCTCTTTCGATGATATAAGATTTGACTAACTCGCTTCTTACGATATCACCTGCTACGAATTCGACGAAACTAAACTCTCGCATGTTTTTGATAATCTTCATGAAGGTTCTTAGTCCAGACATTTCTTTCTTACGCTCGCTCGTTAAGTCGTCTTGCTTAACATCACCACAAAAGATAATTCTACAGTTCTCGCCCACACGAGTCATGACTGTATGTAGTTCTTGGTCATTCATGTTTTGTACTTCATCGACTACTAGAATGCAATCATCAAACGTAGATCCTCGCAAGAACGACGTCGAGATGAATTCTACGTTGTTTCTCTGCTTTAGTATTTCATATGCATCGCCACGTTGAAATAACTTTGTTGCGATGTCGTAATAAGGACCCTCATACACTTTCATCTTCTCTTTCTGTGATCCCGGGAGAAATCCCATATCACGAGAAGGTACTGTTGATCGAATGATGTACACTTTCTTATATTGAGCATTCTTCGCCATAGTTTCTTTGATAGCGAAGTATAGCGCTAGAAAGGTTTTACCAGTACCAGCGATGCCATGTAGCATCAGATTGGCTCCGTCATCCCATGCTGCGAATGCCTTTGACTGATTGTCAGTCATAGGGGCTATCGATTTACTTATGGTAAATCCGTGAGAAAGCTTATTGCTGTTGTCTAGAACTCCGTCTTGTCTTAGTACTCGTCTCTGCCTTTTGGTTAATCGATCTTGTTGTGGAGCAGGCATGAATTATCCCTTATGATTACCGAGTTTGCATTTTACTCCCAGGGTTGTTCTTGTGAATATTCTTTAAAAGGGAGTTAAAGCTATCGGGGGTTTTTATTATTCCCAGACGTGCAGCATCGCCCAAAGCTGGAGCCTTAGTGATGACCTGACGTAGATTGGGGTTTGTAGATAGGTACGCTGCACGTTCGTCCATCTTCATAATCTTGTCAAATACTTCGCCTGTGGTGCTGTTCTCAAACGAATATATTGGCATAATGTCTCTCCAAATTTATAAAAAGACGATCAAGGAATCGCCGTGTAATGGTACCCATCATAAGAATATTTATATTGAAATGTCCTTCTACAGCATCATTTCGTAGATTTCTTTCCAATTTTTTACTTTGATGATGTCTTTATGTTCATAATCTTCAGTGTAGCTATGCTCCATAAGAATAGAGGTGAGACCAAGCCGAAGACCCAACTCTGCATTCTGAGTCTTGTCCTCGATCCAAAGACACCCACTGTCCAAGTAGGGCAAGAGTGCATCGTCTTTGTCAGCGCCTGTATCGAGACAAACGATTCGTTCAAATGCAGTCTTACCGAAAAGGTTTTCGATGTTGTCTTTGCGCAACTTTGCGGCGAAAGGATTCAAGCTCAAGCTAGTGATACAATGAAAGACGCATCCGAGTTCTTCGTGCATCTTTCGCACATACTTGACTGCATCCCGAAGAGGGGGAATGCAACAGATGGCAGCACTCTCGTTGAAGGTCTTGATTAGAGCCTTCATCTCTTTCCTGGGTAGACCATAGGTCTCCTCTAGGGCGTAGCTGTCGACCTCAGAAACCACACTATGGCCGTGCTCTTTCATCCAACTCTTGAAGGTGTATAGCCAATCGACCAAAACTCCATCACAGTCCACCAGAACTAACTTCTTATCAATACTGTCCATATTATCTTCTCTAGTTTATCGCATATTATAGCACACAAAGGAGGCAAGGTCACTTAAAAAATGAGTCTTGGTGTGACCTTTTTTGCCTTCTGGCACGTTGAATGTCGGACTTATGTTTGTCGTATCGCTTAGAGTCTTTCTTCTTTCCAATGTTTTCCTTGGAGTAGTCTTCTTCGACCCATTCACGAAATTTTTTTCCTTTAGACATGAATTATCACTCTTTACTCATGGTTGTTGTGTTACTTTTTGGGTCTACCACGTAAACGCTTTTTGGTACTGACCACTATAGGACTCTGGATGATTGGACCAAACGCCTCATGAATAGCTTCAACCGGCAAATCTGGATACGGCTCTTTAGAAAGCATCCGCAGCAAGAGGAGTGCATCGTCTTTATCTACCGCTTCGAGCATTTGGATGAAGAGTGCTTCTTTCCGCACCCGATCTAAATTCTCGCCATCTTTCATCTCATTGACAAAATATGAGAGCTTACGTGCTTCACGATACAACAGACCATGAGACTCGTTCACAACTGACGGTCGATAGGGAGGTGGAGTAGTGGGTAGATCGAAAGTAAACCTCCCATCGTAAGTAAGAATAAGGATGTTTCTCAACTCTTTCGAATTGTTTGCTTTAAGAAACTGAGCCTTTTCAGCAACAGTGCCCAGCGCACGGGCATCTGCCACGATTTCTGCTATTGATCTAGTATTCATATTAAAATTCCTGTAAGCTTTCGATTAGGTTTCTAAGCCTGTTTTTAATGAAGTAGTTAAGTAACTGACTTCGGTCCTTGGGATTCTCGGCTTCATACTCTTTGAGAATCGTCTCTTTAATCGAAGCCGGAACTTCTCTTAAGTCGATGAGAGTCTTGTTCCTCATATAGTTACGCTTTACTTCATCGTCCATTTTATTTATATCAGCCCAATCTAACATACGCTTCTTAGTAACTGGACGCTGTCTGATACCCATAACGAAGGTGTTATCAGGAGACAATACGTTAGGCACACCATCACCGGAGTCTCCCTTAAGAATATGCTCGAATAGATATTCCTCAGGATTAGAGTGTGATATCCAACGCTTGCGTGTGGGATCATATTGCTTCACATTAGCATACTTGTGAAGTTGCTTGAAATCGTGATCACCCGAGAGAATAAGAATGGGTTCGCCCACGTTTAGTGGTTTACCCTCTTTATGAACGATTGTTCCGATGATATCGTCAGCCTCACATGCGTCGATCTGAATAACTTTGTATGGAAAGTACGTCTTCAGTTCTTCACGGATATTGTTGAGGGCGACGAAAATCGCATTCCAATCTAACTCAGAGGACTCTCGTGCCTTCCTACGATTCGCCTTGTAGTAAGGATACGCCAGTCTGCGCCAGTAGTTTCTATCATCACACGTGATCAACAGTTCACCAAACTCTCGGTGAAACTTTTGGCGATTAAATCGTAGTGTGTTTAAGATCATATGTCTGAGCATGTTTTCGTCCACCTGAGCGTTTTGGTGATTACCAATCTGCATCATCATGTTAGAAATCATAACTTGATTTAAGTCTACCAGTATCAAAATGTTCTCCTAGTTTATATTATATGAGTGCTCATAATAACACAAACTCTTGCACCTGTCAAGTCGTTTATCAAACTATTCATCATCCGAATACATATTTTCTAAAAACTCATCTAGTAGTTCCTTGTAGTCAATATCATCGACTTCGGTCTTCTCGGTCTCACCTTCAAAGATTATAGCCATGGCCTCAGAGATATGGTGGTATGGATGAGACTCTCCTACGCATCTATAGATGAGTCCACGTATCGCTTCTTGAATAGACAATATGTCTAGTATAGACTTAGGGTCCTCTGTTACGAGAATGCCTATGACCTCAAGGGCAAATACTATGTCCCTGACTGCCTCGAGGGCAAAGAAATCTGCGATCTCTTTATCACTCTCCTTGACAAAGAGATCAAGTTCCTCTTCTCGCTCTCTTAATCGTCTTAACGCCTCAACAAAGTTTATGACGTTGGACATTACTTCGATACCTTCAGAATGACTGTGTCTGCATTTATACGGCCATCTGCTGAAGTTTCGGTAGTCTTCAGCGACTTGAACTCTTTAAGTGCCTTGGACTTAGTACTCTTCGCTAAAGATGTGAGCATCAACTCTGGCTTGCGCAGTTTCTTCTTGAACGAGTTCTCAACATCGAAGTGTAGGATAGTCGTGCCACGAATAGCAAAGCCCTCTCGTCTATCACAGGTAAGATACTTCATAACCCTAGTCTTGGTGTTAAAGAGGTACACTTCCATAGCACCGATGATATTTACCGGTGGAGCACTAGTGACTTTAAACTCAGCGTTTTCCTTCTGGTAGATAACTTTCTCGACCTGTTTTGTCGCAGGCGTTATCTTTTTCTTGCGAGGCTTACGTGTAGCGTTCTTGCCAGTTAAGAATTTTTCAGCATCGGAAATCAGTGCAGAAATAAAATTATAGTAGTCTTGTTGTTGCTTTGTAGTCAGATGACCATAGCCCTCGACTAGATCTGGGGTCTTATCCTCTACCAGCTCACGCAGTTCTTCCTGCATACCCTTGTAGAATGTGATAATATCCCGAGTAGTCTGTCCGGCACAGTTCTGGATTTTCATAAAATTATACAAGCTGAAGTCTTTATCTAAAGTGCCGTCGCCGTAGTCGTCTACGAAGCCCTCTATCTCTCCGATAACATCACTGGTCTTCTCTCGTAGGAGTTCTACTGGAGTCTTACGAGCGACTTTAGGCTGATCTTCATCTACGACAACACTCGACACTTTCTTCCTGTTTTCTCTACCAT